GTCGTTAACGAATTCAACGAAAGCCTGCCATTGGTGAGGATGGTTGGTGAAGGCTTTCAAATGTCCTAGATAGGGTTTGTCGTTCACTGCGGTGCTCCTTGTGCTTGTGGAGTGCCTGTGAAGCCTTGTTCACCCGGAGATGGGCTGCTGCCAACTCCAATGTTGCTGCCGCCGCCTCCGCTGCTGTCTTGAGGGGGTGGTAGCCCAGCACCATTTGGAGCGCCCTGTGGGCCTGCTGGTGGCGCTGCAGGGGCAGGATTCATCTTCTGGTACATCATCGCCATCTTCATAGCCTCATCCATGTTGTTAGTTACCAAGTCTGGATCGAGTTCCATAGACTTAGCAATCTCACGAATGATGTAAGGCAGCTTTGCAAACGGCAGCATTTGCGGATTCTGAATCACTTGCAGGAATTGCAACAGACGCTGACTTCTCACTTCCGTCTGCATCAACGATTCAGTGCCGCGTGCTTTAATTTCCAAGTCACCAGAGCATTGCGGGTCGAAGTCGAATTGCTGGTTGAAATGGAAGAAACTCTCACCCAACGGACGCAGCAAATAGTCGTCGAAGTTCTTGACAACAGACTTGGTAGAACCGCTGGCAGCGTTCATAAGCATCGAGATGCCGCTACTGGTACGACCAACACCACTGACGCCAGTTTGACCGTGTGAGAACGAAGGCAATCCAACAGCTTCATCAGCAAGCTGACGAGCCTTGTCAAATAGCTGCAGATTCTCTTGAGCTACGTTAGGAAACTTAGTCCCAAATAGGGACTGTCCCGGTGCTCCACCTTGACGACGGAACACTTTACCCGGATACACTTTGAAGTCTTGACCCGGCACCAGATTCGTCTCGTCCACTTCAAAGACTAGGTTGCCTGACAACACAGCGTTGTCCACTGCCATACGCATGAAGCCGTTCATGAGCAATTGCGTGTCGTCCATGTTCTCAGCAATACCAACACCGAAGATGGAATAGGGATTGAGTTCGTAAGGGACAACGTAATAGGGAATGCGCGTAGGCTTGAACGGATTCAACACCAAACGCAGCAGTTGACCGTTGCAGAACCAGATGTTAGCTTGAAGTTCATCGAATCCCTTCAACTCGTCAGGAATGGAAATGCCTTCCTTGTCAAGCAGATCAGTAGGTACAATGCCCCAGTATTCTTTAACGACGTAACGCTCAATTGCACCATTGTTGCTGTTGTCGTCTAGTACATTCTCCCAAAACTCACGAACGTAGTTTTCACCAAGATCAATGGCAGTGTCAATACTCTTACCACGGAACATTGGACGCTTCTTCAACGCACGCAACTGACTCCGACTCATCTTGTGACGTTGAATGACGTATTCTGCGTCGTCCATATTATCAGCATCAGGATCGGGGTAGAAGTCCCAAACTGAAACGTGGTCAGTCATTGGACGAGTTTTAATCGTAGGCTTGTATTCGCCTTTCTCGCCCCAATTCGGATATTCTTTATCGACTGCGAATGGACCCTTCATGATGCCTGTACCAAACAGCGCAGCTTCAAAGGCAACGTGACGCAACTGCTTAGTTGCCCCAGTCTCATCCAATTGGTCCTTAATCTTCTTTTCCATCTTCTTAGCCGCCACCATTGCGGGACTAAACGTGATGGAATCAGGGGTGACGCCGGGACCACCTTGAATGTCATCTTCGAGGTCTGTGAAGTCGTCAGCCATAGCGCCGAGCAAATGCTTCGTAGACGTTCCGGGTGCTAGCGTCTTGCCATCACCTTTGTAACCAAACACTTTGGCGAAACGCTCTGCCATCGACTTCTTCTTCTGAGGTGGCTCCCCAGGTTTCGGCATCTTCAGATGGAAATGATCTACCACACCTTCAGGGAGAATGGTAGGGTCAACCGACAATGGGAAATTGTTATTGGCAAACAGCACTTCAGCCACTTGACTGTACGCCGCCAACACCTTAGTCTTCGTAATCTTGATAAACACCTGAGACTTTTCAGTGTCGGTGAATTGGACGTCAGGACCATAGATGCCGCGATAGTTGCGATAGGCTTTGAGCCAACGATCTTCGTCAAATCGTCGTTGATCTTTAGCTTTGGTGAATTTCTGTTCAACAAAGTCGATGATTGAAAGATGTTGATCTTCGCTATCAGCTAGTCCAGCAATTTCAGCACCAATATGTACGTCGTTTTTTTCCATCAATGTATTCCTGTAAATATCTTAGGTATATCAGTAACCAATAACGGTACACGCAGGCCGATGACGTTCAACGCTGGCAGGGTCGTAGTCAAACAACCCTTTGCTGCGTGGTCTACTCATCAAACCATAGCGAAGTGCGTCATAAACGTGGTCGTTCGACACACCAGTGTCAACGTCTTCAGGGTTTTTCTTGTCTAGAGGGATTGTTGGCAAGTCAGCAATGAGTTGACGACAATTGCTGAAGAATGTGATGCGCGGTTTGTTGTTGAAAGTGTCAATTTGAAGGCGGCGGTGCACTTCGTTCTTACCTGCAACACGACTACCAGCACTTCTGTCAGAAGGTCGCCACTTACACCCTCTAACAATCATCCGTTCCGCAATAGACGGACCCGTATCACCACGTTTATGCCAGCAACTGCTGTCCAACATGCCATATTGAATAGATTCACCTTGCTCTGCAGCCAATATCATGCCAGCTAAGTCCTCTGCCAACACTTTAGTGACGTAAAGCTCTCTGTAAACGACAATGGTTTCATCAGGAGCTACAGCAAACCACAACACTGCTGTCCAACTACCATATCCGTAGTCACATGCTCTGAATTTAGTCCACGTATTAGGGATGTTGTAGGGGTCTACAACGTGAATTGAGCGATTGAACTCAGGAAACGCAGCACCTTCAGCAACATCCCAGCTACCTTCTAGCAATTGTTTGCGTTGATGCTCTGGAAGTGATAACAAGTTGGCTTCGTAGTCGCCAGCATCGTACAAATGAGGGTTGTCTTTGAGTGTTGCAGGGATGAATCGTCGCTTAAATAGCGGTTGTCCAGCTTTAGAATGCCCTGCAGGGTAACGCAGCACTTCACCAGTTTCAATATCGGTTGCCCAAAACGATGTACCGAATGGCGCAGGGTCGATAAACATCTTCTTAACCCATGAATGTCCAACACCACCGGGGTTTGTCGTTGCTCGCATGTACAACGGAAGGTCTGTACCAGCAGTACGAAGACGCGAACGCATGTAGTCCCATGCGAAATTGGTCTTCCACTGAGTCAATTCATCAAATCCAATCCAGGAAAATGCTTGTCCTTGGTAACGCAAAACGTCTTCGTCACGGTCAAGATATGACATCCAGAGACGACCACCGTTGGGCATCTCCCATTGCATCTTTCGCTCACTCCATTTGATGTTGGGATAGATGCGAGGATAAAGCTCTTGCGATTTCCAAATCAGTTCACGAAGTTCTTCAGTGGTGTGACGTAGCAACAATCCGCTGAAATGAGGATGAGCCAATCCATACATAGGATCGGCTAAGATGGCATAGCTCTTACCACCACCGGCTGCACCACCATACAGAGTTTCTCTATCTGTAGCAGACAAGAATGTTGTTTGAGGCCCAGCGTTGGGCTTAAACACAATGTTCAATCCCTCCAAAGCCTCATCACTCACTTTGGCGAATTGACTCTGAACATCCTTACTCGGTGGAGAAATAATTGACGGGGCTTTCGGCGTCTTTGTAGCGCTGGAAGATTTTGGATTCCCACGCTTCCGCTGCCTTGATTTTGGATTCAAGGAGCTTTGCAGCTCGTCGGAGTTTGTCAGCTCGTCTTCTACTGTTCTGTTCGGCATCAATACGTCTTTTTAAGCCTGTCTCAGTGATGGGGCGACCAGTGCGTTTAGTCAACCACGCCACCACCTCCCTATAGGTGTAGCGTTTCAAATGCTTCTTAGCTTCTTCCAAGAATTCCAATTGCTCTGGAATAGGGTGGTAATAAGTGTTGTCACCCTCAATCTTCTTGTAGCCATACGGCACAGCTACGTTCTTGTTATTTGTCAGAATAGGAATTGGTAGCCACTGTCTCAACTGAGTTGGAGCAGGAAGCCACCATACGCCTAAATCTCTTTCTTCATTGTTCGTCAGCATTCTGTTGTTTAGGCGGCAACAACATAACACCACCACTACTCTCCACTTGCACCTTCTCAGTCTTCACAATGCCGATGCGGTCGAGCAAGTCTTTAGCAGCACTCAGCTTCTCCTTGATGCCAAGCTCTGTAGGGTCGCTGATGGCGTCAACGATGCCGATAGCTGCCGAGGGTGCATGGAGGGCAAGATAGAGCCTTGTAGCCTCTAATATCTCGTCCTTGAGGGACGATACCAAGTCTTTAGTGTTCGTCCCTGGCAGATAGCCAGCAAGCTGTTTAGCTCTAGCGGGATTGCCTTTGGCTTCACCAAGCAATGCGTCAATGAACTTGCTCTGTTGTTCTGTAAGTTGTCTAGCCATAGTTAGCTTCGTAGGGTGGATGTAAATTCTTCGTTGATGCGAAGGGATAGTCGAATGTGAGAGGCGACATCAGCACGAGCAATGATTTTGTCACCGGGTGACAGCGACAACGCGTTCTCTAAATGAATAATGCCCCTAGTGGGGACGAGAATGTCATCTAGTAGAAAATACGTCACATTCAACTGCTTATTCCACCATGACAGAAACACATGCTGACTGGCTCCGTTCTTATTAGCCAATACAATACTTTTCACTTCAGCAGTGAAGGCTGCAGGGGCAACATAGATGTCAGCGTCTGTAGTGGTGAGCAACGCACCAACGGATACCATACGACTCATTTGAGCTTATTAGGTTTCTTAGCAGCCAATGTCTTAGCTGCAACAAACTGCTTTGCCGACTTCACTTTGGGTGGCTTTGGCACACTGCCTAGTCCACCTTTCTTGAAATCGGCAATGCTGTCATTCAGCATACGCTGAAACTTGTTCTTCATTTCAACGGAGCCTGATGTCGCTTAAACAACTCTTTAGCTTTAGCATCCATCTTGGCTTTGCGCTCTGCAGACATAGTTGGCGCTTTAGCCTGTGGAGCTTTTGGTGCAGGTGCTGCAACTACAGCAGGCTTCTTAGCTGTCAGATATTCGTCTTCCAAGCCGTTTTCTTCCATGCCGCGACGATGTGCCCTAGACAACATAGTGGCGCTCTTAAAGCGACTGTCAGGGACAGCACCGCCGCTGTTGTATTTCTTAGCTGCTGGCTTCTTAGCTGATTTAGTTGCACATTTCATTGTTGTTTCTTCCTTGTCTGTGTTTCATGTTTACGCATAGCTTCATCGAACTTAGCAGCTTTCTCTTGCAGCTTCAGCGTTTCAATTTGTGCTAGCAAATTATTCCTGAGATATTCAGGAAGGCTACGTTGCTTTGATTGTTCTTCTAACAATTCGATGTTGGTCATTTCAAACTACCGTCTTTGTTACGTTTCACTGCTAAGTTGGTGGAGGCTTTAACAGCACGTAGATTGCTGCGAGCAGTGCTGCCACCTTTTGACAATGGCTTCTTGTGGTCTACGTGTTTACCGTCGCCTTTCTTCACCAATCCTTCAGCCATTAGCGTTGCCCTTGCAGTGTTGCGAGCAGAGCGATCTTTAACACGATTTGGTTTGTTTTCGTGCTCCCACTTCAACTCAGATTTGTAGCAGCGTTTTCCATCTTTCATGAACGGCATGTTAACACTTCCACGCTTTAAGAGCTAAAGCCTTACGCGTCGGCTTACCGTTGTCATCCTTCATCGGTCCTTTAACACCTTCCATCCTGGCACAGAAACTCTTACGCCTAACTGCGTCTTTCTCGTTCTTTGGAGACGGTGCAGGAGGCTTTAGATTGCTACCAGTGGCTTCGTTATAGGCTTTGCGTCCTTTAGCGTTTAAGCCACCTTTAGGGTTTTTGTGTTCTTTGCGTAGGGAGAATGTCATGTGCGACGTTGTAACATGCTAGATGAGATGCGCTTCGTCAAACTTGTTGCTCTTACGGAGATTAACCGATGGAGGAAGAATTTGAAGATTTTCAACAACATGCAGTCCGCATACGTTCTTACCTTGTAGCGGAATGATGTGATCTACATGATAACCAAAATACTGTGCTTCCTGATAAACACACTTGATTGCTTCTAGGTCTGCCCAAGCCGGAGTTGCGTTCAAAAAGGCGGCACGGCGCTTATTAGCTTTAGCAGTGAATACGTGTGGATTTCTCACATAGTAGGACTTGCATCTAGATTTAACAAGATCGGTGTTTTCAGCATAGTAACGCTTGCGGTAGGCAGTTACATGATCGGCGTTATCAATATGCCATTGCTTGTGTTTTTCTGAAATAATCTCTTTATTAGCTAGCAGTCGATCTGCGATCTTGCCATCTTTATGCTTTAAGTAGTAGTCAACCCGGTATTGCTTGCGAGACTCTTTATTGGCTTCTTCGTGAGCCTTAACTTTTTCAATGATTGCTTCGCGGTTATTCAAGTAATACTGCTGGCGTCGAGCTTTAATCTTCTCTTTGTTAGCTTCGTGATAACGACGATCCGATTCCTTCTTCTTCAGCTTTTGCTCATCAGTAAGTTGTTTCAACGTAAGCCTTTCAGAGATTAATATTTACGATAGCTCTTTTGTTCCCAGCCTTCGAGCTTTGCTGCTCGTTCTACTTCACTGAGTGGAAACCAGTAGCCTGTGCGCTTATGTAACGCTTCCCTTATGTAATAAATATCGGAGTGGAAAAGTTTCGCTCCACGCAGATTATCGTTCAACATGTAACGGGAAACAGAAGATAGCACGCTGTAAGGGAAGCTATTGGCTTTTCCAGCTTTAACAACTTCTTCTTTAGTTAAGCAAAGTGGGTGTGTCATTATGCGTCGAGTGTAACACAGTCTACTCATCGTTTGCTATTTCCGAATAGCGAATGTCAGCACTGGTGTGCTAACAGAAAAACGGAACACTTCTTGTTAACAGAATGAATGTACATCAGTTGCTAATAGGAAATGCTCTCTAAAGACTCTGATGTTGCCACAGAGACGCTTTAGAGATTGTTGTTGATTGATGGATATTGGATGACAATGATCGCTAACAACTTCATCAGCAACTTAGTGTTTTCTTCTAAGTGGATTGTTAGTTGTTTACTAACAGTGCTGACGTTCCTTCCTCATTAAACACTATCTACATAGTTTTTAACAAAGGTACCCCTAACCCATTGCGACAATGTTTACACACCATCTAACAGCAGGTTAGGAAGTACATACTAGTTGACGTCATCACTGCTGCCAGTGCCCTCTGCTGACGTCGGCATCATTGCTGATGCTGTACACAGTCGGATTTAATGGGGATTGCACCCACTGACAATGCTGAGAAGCTCTGTCACCGATAGCGTCGTTGTACATCATCTAGAGATGGCTGTGTCAACAACAAGCGTTAATGTAACACAAGTTGGAGATGTGATGTGAATGTCTATGAATGTCTCATTTATGCAACACTGTGTAGCCTCATTGAATAGAGGCTCTACAAGGCGTTAAAAGCTGTGTTGGCTACCTCGCTATCAACCAACATCAATAAACGTCTCTGAGAGGCTTCTATGGCTTTGTAGACTGCTCTATTGATTCCATCCAAGCGATGACTGCTTTTAAGTCGTCAATGGTGGCATTGCTTTTGAGTCTGTTAGCCTTCAAGCTGATGATTCTTACATTACCTTTGACGTATCCGCCGTTGGGGTCAAACCTGTCGAACGAGGGTGTACCATCAGCTAAGTCACTTCCCCACACCATCTTAATCCCATAGACAGGACACACTTCCGGCATGGTGAAGTCTTCAGCACTAATGTCACAGGGAATGTTGTGCTTGCGACACTTCCCTTTAATGTTGGTGATCTTGCGGCGAAGGTACTGATCAATCGACCTAGCTTCACCTTTAGGTCGCTTCGCTTCCTTCTTCTTGTTCCTAAGTCGTTGATTCTCAACAATTTGTTCGTCTGTTAAGCCATGCTGACGCTTTGCGTATTCGTATGACAGCAATCTGATTCGGCTTGCTCTAACGACGTCGCTTAGCGGTTCATTGTCTGGAATCGGAATAGTGGCTAACCCAAACTCTTTGAGTTTAGCTTCGCGTTCAACGTCGCGTTTGTGTTTACGCTTACGTTTCAGTTCGGTGTAGTCTTGATGGTGGATGGTGATCATGTACGACGTTATACCAGAGGATGTGCATTACCACCCGGTGTGTATGTCAATCTCAAAAACCCCGTGTGTGGAACGGTGCATGCATAAGTACGCTAGTACCGGGTATGGGTCTCGCCCCTCCCCATTGCGAATCGTTCGCATTCAGCCTCATGAAAGCGCTTTCAGACACTGCGCGGCAAGTTGTGCGGCATCGCTCACCTAGCACAGTACAGCAG